AGAGACAGAACTTTGCACTAACTAATTCACTTAAACAACTAATAGAAAACAGTATTATTATTTAAAATGTCTGAACTTATCTCCCGCACTGGACGGGTACAGTCTTGGATAGATGATCCTACATCAAGACTACCCGTATCATGCACGACCTTCGTTGTTGAAGACAGCATGGAAGGTCCAAACGGCATCGAAGCTAGCTGGAGGTTCGCAAGTCATGCACTAAGATTTGGTGCAGGCTGTGCAATCCACCTGTCTAAGCTAAGACCAGCCGGACACGAAAATGACAAAGGACTTGTGGCTACCGGCCCAGTCAGCTTTGGTAAAATATATTCAGCTCTAAATGAAACCTTGAGAAGAGGTGGAGCATACAAAAATGGAGCCATCGTACTCCATCTAGATCTATCACACCCAGATGTGGTAGACTTTATAACAGCAACAAGATCCGAGTTACCTTGGGTCAAGAGATGTGTCGACATCGACGATGAGATGTGGGCATTTGCAGATCAAGATACAAAGGACGCACTTATTTATGGAATCAAATCAGGAGACATCTGGCTCAACAAAATCAAACACGACCCCAATACCGGGGAGCGTATCTATGGGAACGTCTGCCTTGAAGTATACTTGCCCTCACGTGGAACTTGCTTGCTACAGCATGTCAATCTCGGTTCCTGTACACTCGACAACCTACAAGAGGCTTTCGTATCAGGCATGTCCGAGTTGTGTGATCTCCATGGCCGGACAGGTGTTGGAGAATCTGGAGAATACCTTACCCCAGAAGTCGACAGACAAGTGGGGCTTGGAGTGCTCGGTCTTGCCAACTTCCTCAGACGTTACAACATCAGCTACAAAGACTTCGGAGAAGCCCTCCGTCTTGTCAACCTCGGACATAGTGCAACCAACGAAGCCGGTATGGCGGCTGTTGCGTTGGATAGGGCGATCTTTGAAGCAGCACAAGTAGCACATAATAATAATATGGTAAGGGCGTTCGCTATTGCACCCACTGCCAGTTGCAGCTATCGCAGTAGAGACCTAGACGGCTTTACATGCACACCCGAGATAGCACCACCAATAGCTAGAACCGTAGACAGAGACTCCGGAGAGTTCGGAGTTACACAAGTAAACTACGGAGACGTTGAGATAGCAAGTGAAGTAGGATGGGACGCATACAAGCGTGTAGCAGACGAAATCATGACGATGCTCGATAGGACAGGATTGCTTCATGGCTACAGCTTCAACAGCTGGAGTGATGTAGTTCAATATAATGAAGCATTTATAGAGGAGTGGCTCGGAAGTCCACAGACCTCTTTATATTATTCTCTCCAAGTAATGGGTGATGTACAAGACAAGTCTGATGCCTATGCTGCATTAGCTGACACTGACATTGACAGTTACTTACAGGGAATCATAGATCAAGATACAACTATTGAATGTGACTGCCAACAATGAGAAAACATCCTTACACAACATTATTAGAAAGAAAAAGAACATGGACACCAGTCCAACCTACGAAAGGGGAGATCAAAGAAGGTGCTGAAGAAACCATCAAGCGTGCTCTCGCAATACGTCATATGGAGCTACCAGTTGGAGAATTTATTTCTCAGGGACTGGAGAGGACAGTGCCGTCAGCAGCGAGGACACTTCTTGAGTCGAACGTTAAAGATGAGATCAAACATGATCTCGCTTTGGGCTTCATTGTTGATGCCCACGGGGCTGATCCCCAAGCTGAACTCGAAGCCTTGAGGTTAAGAGATGCTTGGATTACACACCCTGATCACACTATCACAAAGGCACTCGTTGCAGAGCGAGCTATATTCTTTGTTCTATTACCTATGTTTCGCTTTCTTGGTGATGCTGCTCTTAGAACAGTATCAGCTGATATATCCAGAGATGAACAGATACACGTTGCGACAAATAGTCTCGTATGTGCTGAGTTGGGGCTTGTTCCTAGCAATTCTTTGGATAAACTTCGGAAAGCAACTATACAATGGGTATTACAACCCTTAACAGAAAACAATACTGATAAATATTTGTCGAAAAAATTTTGGGCGGATGCGAGCGATCAGTTAATGTATCAGGGTAAAGCCCCACAGTTTTCTGACACCAGAGCAGCTCGTATGCCCGCATTTTTTGAACATGCAAATACAAACCTCCCTCAATACGCTTAGTTTTCAATCTGAAAAGTTAAAGACATTGGTAGAGGATCTGGAAGCCAAGTTTGCTTGGCGTCCCGTCCACCCCAAGGAGGATTTAGCCTCCATTATGTATCGCTCCGGACAATGGGAAGTGGTACAATATGTAAAAACTATTTTAGAAGAAGACGATGTGTCTATTTAGATCAAGCCCATCACCTATGCCTACACCAGCTCCTATACAACCAAGGCAGCCTGATGTAGTGCAAGCATCTAGACTACCTAGCAAGAAAGAGTTAGTAGATCCTGATGCAACAGCAGGCGTAGAGTATGGAACAACAGCGAAAGCTAAAACAAAAGGAGCTGCCAAGAAAACTGGTACAGATGCTCTTAAAATTAATGTTAACCCCGGCACAACAGGTGGTAGTAGTACTGGAGGCATGAATGTATAAGGCTAAGGAACGATACAATCAACTATCATCAGGTAGAACTCAGTTTCTAGATATGGCAGTTGAATGTTCTGAACTTACCTTACCATATCTTGTAACAAGAGACGACAACTACAAAGGCAAGCGAAATCTGCAACAACCATGGCAGTCAGTCGGAGCTAAAGCAGTTGTCACGTTAGCTGCAAAGCTCATGCTCGCAACCCTACCGCCACAGACTAGCTTCTTTAAGCTACAAGTCAGGGACGACAAGTTAGGTGAAACACTAGATCCTATGATGCGTACTGAGTTAGACTTATCATTCTCAAAGATAGAGAGATTGATTATGGATTTCATAGCTGCATCAAATGATAGAGTTGTAGTACATCAAGCTTTAAAACATCTAATCGTATCTGGTAACGCTCTTATATTTATGGGCAAAGATGGACTTAAACATTTCCCATTAAATAGATACGTAGTTAATAGAGATGGTAACGGTAATGTTATCGAGATCGTGACTAAAGAATTAATTAGTCGCAAAGTATTAGGAATAGAGAAATCAAAACTAGACCCGACGAGTAACGATGAGGGTCCCAATGAAGACGACGCTGAGGTATACACCTGTGTTAAGATGGATGAGCAGAGCGGTAGTTGGAGATGGTATCAGGAAGTGGATGACATGATCCTACCCGGAAGCCAAAGCTCCGCACCGAAAAATGCTTCACCATGGTTAGTGCTTCGATTCAATACAGTAGACGGAGAGGACTACGGACGTGGAAGAGTAGAGGAATTTATAGGAGACTTACGTAGTCTCAATGGATTGTCTCAAGCTCTCGTAGAAGGTGCTAGTGTAGCAAGTAAAGTTATCTTTCTTGTATCACCATCTGCTACAACCAAACCCCAAACCTTATCCAAGGCTGGTAACGGAGCTATCATACAGGGTAGACCAGAAGATGTAGGAGTAGTACAAGTAGGTAAGACTGCTGACTTCTCCACAGCTGCACAGATGTCGCAGTCAATAGAGAAAAGAATCCTTGAAGCGTTCCTAGTTATGAACGTGCGAAACGCTGAAAGGGTCACCGCTGAAGAGGTACGCCTTACTCAGCTAGAGCTAGAGCAATCCCTTGGCGGACTGTTCAGCTTGTTAACGGTAGAGTTCTTAGTACCCTACCTCAATAGAACTCTGTTAATATTACAGAGATCAAACCAAATACCTAAGCTACCTAAAGATGTCGTTAGACCTAAGATAGTAGCTGGTATAAATTCATTAGGAAGAGGACAAGACAACGAAGCTTTAACTAGATTCATGGCTACAATAGCTCAAACTCTAGGACCAGAAGCTATGATGAAGTATATCAATCCAACAGAAGCTGTACAAAGACTCGCAGCTGCACAGGGTATAGATGTATTAAATCTAATCAAGACTCCTGAGCAGATGGAGCAAGAGAAGCAGATGATGATGGCTCAACAAGCACAGCAAGAGCTTGTGAAACAGACTGGACAGCTTGCAGGCACTCCACTTATGGACCCAAGCAAGAATCCAGAGTTAGCAGACCAAGCTTCAGCTATGATGGAAGGAATGATGTCACCTCAAGACGCACCACCACAAGAATAGAATGGCAACAGCAGAAGACAAAACATTTACAGTTGATACAACAGTACAAACAGAGACTGTAGCAGATAACCTTACGCCAGATGAGCAAGACTCTCTGGCTGTTGGGGAAAAGATAGCAGCTGAACAGGATACTTTACTAGCTGGTAAGTATAAAACAGCTGAAGATTTAGAAAAAGCATACAAAGAGCTCGAGTCTAAATTAGGATCACAAACAAAAGAAGATGTAGAGACAGCTGAACCTGAGTCAGAATCTGAATCTGAACCAAGTTCATTATCAGACAATGCTAGTCTTATAACAGAAGCATCTGATGAATACTATAATAACGATGGTAAGTTAACACCCGAAACTTTGTCAAAGTTTAAAAGTATGTCTAGTGAAGACTTAGTTAATGCTTACATAGAAGTTACCAATAGCCCAGACTGGCAGGCTAGTGCACCTACTCAAGTAGAAGATGTTACTGATGCCCAGATAAATGAAGTAAAAAATTTTGCTGGAGGAGATAAAGCTTATACAGATATGGTGGCGTGGGCTGGACAAAATTTAGATCAGAAAACTATATCAACCTTTGATGATATAATATCTAAAGGTAATATAGATGCTATTAAGTTCGCAGTCCAAGGATTAAAGTCACAGTATCAAAATGCAGTAGGATTTGAAGGAACTATGGTAACAGGTAAAGCACCACAGAATACACGTGATGTATACAGAAGTCAAGCAGAGCTCGTAGCAGCTATGTCAGACAGAAGGTATGATAGCGACCCTGCCTACAGGCAAGATGTTATCGCTAAACTAGAACGATCAAACAATTTGGAGTTTTAATTATGCCACAAGGCAAAGGAACTTACGGAAGTAAGAAAGGTAGACCCCCTAAGAAAAGTAAGAAGGTGTAGTCATGGCAGCAAATAGGAAGAGTGGATCTGGCACATCTGATACCAGACATCCTCATGACTTGTACAAACCTGATAAGAAGGAGTACTATCGACAGCTTGAGCTACCCATCAAGTTAGCTAAGATGAAGAAGAGGACTAATAACAATGTCAACGAAGCCTAAGCAAACTAAGAAACGTAACGGATTAATGATAGCAATGGATCCCGACGCATCTATAATGAGACTGATAACTGAAAAAGGTTTCTTCTTAGATGGTCAGGGCAAATCTTACATGCAGAGTGGAGGACGATTCTATGATGCTGGAGATTATAACCCTGACGTACATGGGTTACCAGTACCTCTAGCTAAAAATAGAAAAAAATTAAAAATAGGTACAGCATAATGGCGAACACCAACCCCTTTGACGAGTATAATACAGAAGATGCTGCGGGCAAAGGAACCAAAAAGAAAAATAAAAAGTTAAGTATGGCTGACGCTCCAACGTGGCCGATGGAAAAGTGGCCGCACCCTACACCGGGTCAAGGACCACTACCTAATACTAAGCTACCTAAAAAAGGTACTGCATAATACACAGCGGCGGCTCGAATCGTATCGTAACCGCCCACGTGTACCACTCTAATTATTATTATGATTACCACAGAATACGGTAAGAAAAACATCTACCCAAACGAACCCCCTATACAATTATTACCACAACAAAAATTAATGTCACCAGAAGCAGAAAGATTTAATGGCTGGGCAGCAATGCTCGGATTCGTAGCAGCTGTAGGAGCCTACGCAACAACAGGACAAATCATACCCGGAGTATTCTAATGGCAGCTATCTCAGTAACAAGAGGTAGCAGCACTAGCAACTGGGAAAGATTTTGTCAGTGGGTTACAAGCACAGACAACCGCCTATACGTAGGTTGGTTTGGTGTACTTATGATACCCTGCTTATTAACAGCAACAACTTGTTTTATACTCGCCTTCATTGCAGCACCGCCTGTAGACATAGACGGCATACGTGAGCCTGTTTCTGGCTCGTTATTATACGGAAACAATATTATATCAGGAGCAGTCGTCCCCTCCTCTAACGCAATCGGACTACATTTTTATCCAATATGGGAAGCTGGCACACTGGACGAGTGGCTATATAACGGCGGACCATATCAACTCATTATCTTTCACTTCTTAATAGGAGTACTTGCATATGCAGGAAGACAATGGGAACTCTCATACAGACTAGGTATGAGACCTTGGATATTTGTTGCTTACACAGCACCAGTATCAGCAGCTCTAGCTGTATTTCTAGTTTATCCATTTGGTCAGGGTTCATTCTCTGATGGCATGCCTTTAGGAATAAGTGGAACATTCAACTTTATGTTTGTCTTCCAAGCGGAACACAACATCCTTATGCACCCCTTTCATATGTTCGGAGTTGCAGGTGTGTTTGGCGGTGCTTTGTTTGCTGCTATGCACGGAAGCCTTGTTACTTCCTCAATCATTCGGGAGACCACGGAAACTGAATCACAGAACTACGGCTATAAGTTTGGTCAGGAAGGTGAGACTTATAACATAGTTGCTGCACACGGTTACTTTGGCAGACTTATATTTCAATATGCTTCTTTCAATAATTCTCGTTCTTTACATTTTTTTCTTGGTACTTTCCCAGTGGTTGGCATATGGCTTACCTCCATGGGAATCTGCACTATGGCTTTCAACCTTAATGGTTTTAACTTTAACCAGTCAGTAGTTGATGTCAATGGAAAAGTAATTCCAACATGGGCTGATGTATTAAACAGAGCTAACCTCGGTTTTGAAGTTATGCACGAACGTAATGCTCACAACTTCCCACTTGATTTAGCTAATGC